GCTTAGAAGTTAAAACACCCAAAATTACCAAAATAGCTAATAAATTATATGGATTATTTAAAAATAATTACATTTATTATTTAGAAACAGGTTATATAGACTTCGAAAGATCTTAATTAATCATATTTATACATGAATAAAACGTATAATTATGAGTCATTTAGATAAAAACATATTTGGTAAAAAATCATACTCGGATTTACTTAAAGAAATTTATGATAACCAAAAGAAAAAAGAAACACAAATTAGTGCATTAATCAACGAATTAAAACCACTAATCAGTGATATAGGTGATGCTACAATGATTGTGCCACTCATAAAAGAGTACATGGAATTAGGCATTAAAAATGATGAAGCTCTTATAAAAGTTGCTACCATTTTTCAACGTATATTTGCAAACGAAGGTAATGAAGATAATGGATTTGGTATAAGTGAAGCTGAAAAAGAACAACTTCTTAAAGAAATACAAAATTTACAATTACCACCTAAAAAAGAAGAATAAATGACATTATTTGGAGGAAAAGCTGCAAGGGGAAATAATGGTCAAGTTCAATCCTCTGATATAGCTAATATAGTAGCTGAACTATTTGAGTCAAATTTTAAAACTAAAATTCAAATAGGTAAAGTAACTGATATTATTCTTAATAAAGATCATCCAAAATATGTTAGTAAAGGGTATTGGGGTAGTATAGGTACTATTTTTTACTCTACATTTCCTGAAGAAAACACTAATTCTGATGAGAACTTTGCTAAGCCTTATTTATCTAATATTTCTTCTTTTCCCCTAATTAATGAATATGTTTTACTTTTTAACCTTCCTGATATTTTTTCAGTAAATAATAAGGGTAAAAATTTATTCTATTACCTTCCAGCAGTTAATTTATTTAATAACCCCCACATAAATCCCCAACCAACTAAATCTTATGGCATAGCAACAGAAGGAGAAAATTTTGGAGGAGAAATATCCCCAAACTCAGGTCCAAATTATGAATTTAATAGTCAAGTTAATCCATCTCAAAAAACTTTTATTGAATTAGATGAAAGATCAACTCCTTTATTACCTTTTGCGGGTGATATAATTTATCAAGGTAGATTTGGTAATGCTATAAGATTAGGAAGTACTGCTAGACCTTTAATAGGTAAAATCCCCCCAGAAAATAATTGGTCTAAAATAGGAGACCCAGGTTCCCCCATTACTATTATATCAAATGGTCAAAATGAAAATGGTTTTGAATGGGTAACCGAAAATATTAATAAAAATGATTCTTCTATTTATTTAACTTCAACACAAAACGTTCCTCTTAAAGCTTCAATTAGAAGATATAATTCATATTCAGATCCGGATCAAACCCCAACATCTCCTTTAAGTTATTCAGGAAAACAAGTAATAATTAATTCAGGTAGATTAGTATTTAATTCTACAGACAATCATATTCTTTTAAGTTCTAAAAAAACTATTAGTTTTGGAGCTCAAAAAGGATTTAATTTTGACACCCCTTCTAATTTTGTTATAGATGCTGGTACTAAAATTAAATTAGGTGGTAAGACTGCAAGTCAACCTTTAATTAAAGGTCATGAGTTATATGATGTTTTATTTAACTTAATAACTGCACTTTCACAAACAATAAGCGTTATGTCTTTAGACACAGTATGGCCAGGTGGAGAAGCTGTTGCTGATTTAGGTAAAGGACAAGTTGCAGATTCTACACAGGAAGTTTTAAAATTACTATTAAAAGGACTAGAAGATATTAAATCCACTAAAGTATTTACTTTATAATGACAACTCCTATTACAGATATAGAAATAAGAGAACTTCTTACTCCTGGTGATGTTTTAGATGCTCAAGATGCAGGAATTATTCCTGATGGTAGTTATATTTTAAGAAATGAAGAAGTTATTTTACAAAATAGAGAAATATATGAATGGTTAAAATCAAAAAATGATCCTAGATTTACTAATACAACATTTTCAAACGAACCAACTCCAGAAGAATCAGAAGAGGTATTGGAAGATGAACCACAAGAAGAATTAGCTGAAAACCCAAATATTGCTGAAGATAATCTATGTGAAGATATGGAGGAATACACAGTTATAAAAGATGATACTTTATATAAAATAGCAAGATTATTTCCTAAAGATGGTGTTAGTTTAGGTAAAAGAGTTGACCAAATATACAAAGCAAATCCTTTTTTAAAAGGTAGAAGAATTGAATCTAATGATAGAACTTATTTTAACGGTAAAAATTATTTACAAAATAAAAATTTATTATTTCCTGGAGATATATTAAATATTCCATGTTATGGTACACCTCTTAAAAATTTTGATTTAAGAGGAATGGTTATAGATAAAGAAACCAATGAACCTATTAAGGGAGCAAATGTAAAAACAAATATTAAAAAACCTGGTAAATCTGAATCTACAACTACAGATGAAGATGGAAAATTTAAATTAATAGGGACATATGTTCCTGTTGTTGCTCTCCAAAGACCTTTAATAAAAAAAGGAGCTACAGGTGAAGCTGTTAAAGATTTACAAACTTTACTAGCAATAAAGGTTGATGGGATATATGGACCTGATACAACGGCAGCAGTTAAAACATTTCAAGAAGGAAATGGGCTTAAAGTTGATGGTATTGTAGGTCAAAAAACATGGACAGTTTTAGATAATCAAGGAAATCAAAATAAAAAAACTTACATATTTGATATAATAGCTTCAAAAGTTTTTTATTCCACAGAACAAGTTTCTCCCTTTAATTTAGATCAAAGTCTTAAAGATGTTGAAATATTAATTCCATTAGAAAATCAAAAAGTTTCAATTAAACAAGCTATAATAGAAGAAATAATTATTCCTCCTCCCGTAATAAAAGGAATTGAAATAGCTCAAAAATTGAAAGACCCAGAAACTTTTGCTATAAAGGATATAAGTAAAAAAATTATGGATAGGGTTCGTGAATCTTTAATTCCACAAGTTTTACAATTAATAGTGCAATTTGGAATAGGAAAAGCTCAAGAAGCTTTAGGAAAAAAAATGGACGAATTAAATACAACATGTCCTGCTAATCTAGACGATTTAAATAAAATTATAAAAATAAAAAATGATTTAACAAGAATCTTACAAAATATATTTAATACTTTAGAAACTATAAAAATAGGTGTAGATTTTGCGGATAAAGCTATTACTATAGCGGATGTAGCCTTAGGAGTTCTTAAATCTCTTGTATCATCTTTTCCTATTGCTGGATTAGGAGCACCAGATCCATCTAAAAAATTATTAGAACCTGATGGAGTTTTAGATAAAATATCTAAATTTTTGAAAAAAGCAAAAGTAGTAACATCAGGACTACTTTTAGTTTTATCTTTATTAACAACAACAATAGCTAGGCTTTTACAATTTTTAAGTCTATTAGATGCATTAATTCAAAAATGTCATATAGAAGGAGCTTTACCTAATGAAGAAATTCCAACAATATTATTCCCTGAAGAAACCAGAGATCCTGTTATATCAGTAGTAAATGGTTTTACTTTAGATACTGAACCTGAAGAAACTCAATCTACTATTAAAAGAAGAAGAGCAATAGCAAAAGCACCTAATGGGGTTGTAATGTTAAAAGGAGAATGGTCATTTTCTTCTAATGATCAAATACTAATGGATGAATTATCGTTTTATATTAAACAAAACAATTTAAAAGCAGATTAATTTAATATTTATAACAAACACAACAATGAAAACTGAAGCACTTAAAAGAATAATTAAAGAAGCCGTTAGAGAGGCTATACAAGAAGAGCTAAAGGAAGTTTTACTAGAAGCAGTTAAAGCACCCAAAGCTATAGTTACACAACCCATACAAGAAAGTATTACATCAACTACACCCTCACCTGTTACACAGACACCTAAAAAATCATTAGCAGAACAAAGACAAGCATATATGGATATCATAGGTGAAACTGGATTAAATTTAAATAGTTCACATGCCCAAGGATTTGGTAATAAACCATTTAACCCCCAAGGAGCAGGAAATACAACATCACCTAATGGACAATTACCAGATGGAGAAGTTAATATGGATCAAATAATGGGATTAATGACTAAATAATGGCATTTGGACAACAACAAATATTTCCGATAGACTTTAATAAAAGTGCAGCTGTAGGAGTAAATTTACCTTTTTCAGGACCTATGGGTGTGTCTAATTCTGCAATTAGTGGATCTAATTTATTATTTAATCCTTCTAATAAAATTAATACACCATTTTCATCAAATTATACAACAGCAGCAGCAATTAAAAATAATTTAATTAATTATTTTTTAACTAACCCAGGTGAACGTCCTTTAAACCCCCAATTTGGTGCAGGGCTAAGATCATTTATTTTTGAACAATTAACAGATGATAATTTAGATTTTTTAGAATCAAGAATACAACAAAACCTTGAAACTTTTTTTTCTAATATAAATATTTTAAATTTAGAAATAAATAAGACTAATGATTCACAAACTATTAATGTAGTACTAAAATATTCAGTTAATCAAACAAATATTACAGATACTTTAAATATGAACTTTACATAATGGCACAACCTAATAGAGATATAAAATATTTAAACAGGGAATTTAGTGATATTAGAGCTAAATTAATAGAATATTCTAAAACTTATTTTCCTAATACCTATAATGATTTTTCTCCTACATCACCTGGTATGATGTTTATAGAACAATCTGCTTATGTAGGTGATGTAATGTCATTTTATTTAGACAACCAATTACAAGAAACATTTACTCAATTTGCTAGACAAACAAATAATTTATATGAATTAGCTTATATGTTTGGATATAAACCTAAAGCAACAGGAGCAGCCCAAGCTACTTTAGAATTATACCAACAAGTCCCAGGCAAAACCGTAGGATCTAATGTTGTTCCTGATTTTGATTATGCTTTAACAATAGGAGAAAATACTACAATTAATTCAAATTTAAATCCTGAAGCAACTTTTATAATAGAAGATAAATGTGATTTTTCAATTTCAAGTTCTTTAGATCCAACTGAAGTATCAATATATCAAATAGCAGGAAATATTCCTCAATATTTTCTCTTAAAGAAAAAAAGAAATGCTATCTCGGGTACAATAAATCAAAAATCTTTTAGTTTTGGTGATTTTGAACAATTTCCTACAATTAATATTAATACTAACAACATAATAGGAATATTAGATTGTGTTGATAGTGATGGTAATGTTTGGTATGAAGTAGATTATTTAGGTCAAGAAATGGTTTATGATAGTATTAAAAACACTAATGTAAATGATCCTAATTATTTTAATAATAAAAATAATACACCTTTTTTACTCCAATTAAAAAAAGTACAAAGAAGATTTGCTACAAGATTTACTTCAGAAACTAATTTACAAATTCAATTTGGAGCAGGTAACCCTAATGATACTGATGAAAAAATAATTCCAAATCCAAATAATATAGGTATAGGTTTACCATTCGAAAAAAACAAACTTACAACTGCATATTCTCCAACAAACTTTTTATTTACTAATACTTATGGAATCGCTCCTACAAATACTACTTTAACCATAAGATATTTAACAGGAGGTGGTGTTGAATCTAATGTTCCTTCTAATGACTTGCAAGGAATTAATACTACAAATACTAAATTTAATTTGCCTAATTTAGCAGATGATACTATAGCTAATTATGTATTTGGAACTGTTGCTGGTAATAACCCTTCAGCGGCTGATGGTGGTCAAGCTGGAGATACAGATGAAGAAATTAGACAAAATACTTTAATGCAAATAGCAGCACAACAAAGATCGGTTACATTAGATGATTATATGGTTAGAGCTATGAGTATGCCTCCTAGATTTGGAACTATAGCTAAAGCATATATAGAAAAACCTACATTAGATACCCAAGTATCTACAGTTGAAACTTTATGTATGTATATTTTATCACAAAATACAAATGGAGAGTTTACTAATGCTTCAGATGCATTAAAAAAGAATTTAAGAACATATCTTTCTCAAAATAGAATGATAGGAGATAGTATTGAAATAAAAGATGCCTATGTTATTAATATAGGTATTGATTTTGAAATTACTGTTTATAAAAATGAAAATAATCAAGAAGTATTATTACAAGCAATAACAGAAATTAGAGATTTCTTTGATATAGATAAATGGCAAATTAACCAACCTA